CTAAAACCATCAATGCGCATATCATTTGAAGGCCGTTATTTTTACCCGGAAGTTATCCGCAACATTGACGAGCGTAACGCGTGGGTTGAAATCGAAGCGCGCGAGGACGTAGATGCCTAAAGACGGCCTAAAAATAGAGCTGACCGGCGATATTGGCGAGTTGGACTACGGCGGAGTTACGCTTAACGTTGCGGACAAGCTAACCGAAGAAGCTACAAAAAAGATTCTACTGCCAGAAGTGCAGCGGAGGATAAACACGATTACCGGCGAGACTGAAGCGAGTTTAATGGTGCGCCGGGAAGGCTTTTTTAATTCGCGTAGCAGCGCAGAGCCGAGGTGGTCATTGTTCACGCGCATATTGCACGGTCGTGTACTTGAGTTCGCACAGGGAGGCAAAAACTCGTTTATGCGCAAAGCAGCCAGGTCAAGGAAGGTAAAAGCCGGTATCCGCGATCTTGTTAAGCGCGTCCTTGGTCCGGAAATGAAAGCGCAGATTCGAAACAGAAAACGGAGGCGCAAGTAGTGGCAAGCTATGCCGATGAAGCAATTATTACCCACACACTGAAACAGGCCATAATGACTAACATTATCGGCAAGCGGTTGTATCACATCCAGGCGCCGCAAGATGCGGTTAAGCCATATGGGGTGTACAACATTGTCGATCCGTCAAACCTGTCTGAGGAATTTAAGCAAAGCCGCGCCGGCCAGCCGTTAGTTCAAATCGATTTCGTGAGCGACGATAGCAAAACGCCGTGTGACGCATTCCTGGCGGCGCATGCATTTATGGACATTTTCGCAAACCTCACCGGCACCATTGAAAGCGTTGCTTTTCGCTATTTTGAGATCCGCGGACCCCGGACAATACCCTCGTCACAGCTTGGCGAAAATATTTGTATTGTCGAGATCGTCCCGCACTACACAGAGCCATGATAAAACTTGATTGGAATCCGGTACGGCCAGGCATTGGTTCCGCTTTCGGCTATTCTACGCATCAAAAAAACCTACGGCTTGCGCTTGAGCGTAACGGCGTAAAAATTGACCCGTCTGCAAAAATAGCCGTGCACATTTTTCCGCCGTACCACCTAACGATAAAAAGATTTAAAACCAACATTCTCACAACCGCTTTTGAATACGATCGCCTGCCGTCTCAGTGGGATCACCATCTTGCAAAGTCCGACTTGATTATTGTTCCGTGCGAGCAAAACAGGCAGATATTTCAAGCGCGGACAGATACGCCTGTCGAGGCGTGCCCAGAAGGGGTTGGCGCCGAACGGTTCCCGTACATACAGCGAGAACACAAAGAGCCGTTTGTATTTCTCTACCTCGGCGACGACAACCCGCGCAAAGGCACGCGGCACATATCCCGCGCCTGGGAAATGTGGAACGAAAAATATCCGCAAGAAGCAAAAAAATCGTTGCTGCTTATGAAAATGACCTCTTACAGCAAAGAAAAAAAGCTTTTTCAAATGACTGAAAACGCATTTGCTGATTATAGAGTACTTCCAAACGACGAAGATGAAGATACCGAGCTCCCAACACTCGGTGCGCTCTATGAGTATGCAAACGCTTTTCTTTTCCCGTCCATGGGCGAGGGGTGGGGCTTGCCGTTAAGCGAGGCAATGTGCTCCGGGTTACCGTGTATTTATACGCCGCTTGGCGGCCCTGAAGATTTTGCCTTGCCGGACTATGCTTATCCAATCAAATACGAATTAAAAGAGATAGTCATTCAAGGTCCTTACATAGAGGATTTGGACCCAATAAACGCGGCAGACCCAAGCATAGAATCAATCGTTGACCAGATGCACGAAATATACACGCATTACGACGAGGCGCTTGAGAAAGGCAAAACAGCGGCGGCTGCAATGCGCGCGTGGTTTTCATGGGACCAGGCGGCACAAAAATATATTCAAATATTAAAGAGGTACGTCTTATGAACATTAACATAGGGTGCGGGGATAAGCGCCTTGACAATGCTATCGGTGTGGACTTTCGGCAAACCGATGCAACGGATGTTGTACATGATTTGCGTCAATACCCATGGCCGTTTGAAGACCAACAATTTGACAACGCGATAGCAAGGGACATTGTTGAGCACATGATCGAGGTTGTCCCGTTTTTCGACGAATGCTGGCGCATCCTCAAGTCTGACGGGATGCTCTATGTTCGGACGACATATTTCATGAGCGAACAGGCATATAGGGACCCAACGCATTACCATTTTTTTACGCTCGAATCATTCGACTATTTTGACCCAGACACAACCATCGGCAAACTGTACGGATGGTACACAGATAAAAAATGGAAAATCATAAGACGCGCGATTGATGGCCAGGAAACTATTTTCCAGCTACAAAAACGGGGGTATACAACATGACTAAAAACACATATACTATTATGTGTCCGAATTGCGGGAAAACATATGAGCATATTAAAAAAGCAATGATATGCACGCAATGCGGCAATGTGGCGAAAGTGCCGCCACTATCTGATGGAGCTTTTGAAAAACTAGCAGAGGGTGAAGGCTTGAAAGATTTACCGGCAATAGAAAAAAAAGACGAGACGGACACGCGGGACCGACCGGCGGAAGACGGCGGACCGGTTATGTAATAGGACTGTATAGATCGGGAGGGGAACTATATGGCAATTATGGAAGGATGGCGCGGAAGCGTTTATCTCGGTGGCGATAAAATCGCCGAACTTAACCATTGGCGCGCAAACCTCGACGGCGGCATTACACAAAAAACCGCATTCGGGGACCAGGCGCACGCCAGGTGTTACACCATCAAAGACATCGATGGAAACTTTTCAGGCAACTACGACAACACGGACACCAACGGGCAGCTTGCTATCATCGACATGTTTCTAAACGGCGGATCGCTTGCGGATATATTTTTGTATCTGTACGTGTCCGGGTCTGATGGTTTATATGGAAATGCGCTTGTAACTCCGTCTGTTGAGGTCGAGACAACCGGAATTGACAGTTTTGATTGCGGTTTTGTTGGCGATGGACTTTGGAGCCGAGCCGATCTCAGCGCGTAAAACAAGGACACAATATGAAAATACCAGTATCTCAAACCGGTAGCTTCGTCCCGAAGTGGAGGGGCAACCGCGACTTTCCGGAAAACGAGCAAGTTGTATGTGAATATAATTATGTAGATTGGAATACCAGGCGCAAGCACATTACATCAGAACCCTTTAAATTGACAATCGACAATATTGACGCGAAAAGCAACGAAGAACTTGACCAGGAAATCATGGCGCAACATTCGAAGTTTGAAAAGAATTTCAATACCGACGACGAAGGAATCACGGCCGACATGAAACCGCGATTTAAAAACCTGGAAGACGAAAACGGCAACGCGATTGATACCTGGGAAAAACTTTTGAAAACTCCGGTCAACCCAAGTAACCAATTGGATAAGCTTATTGCCGAGGTAATCAACCATTGCGCCGGACAAGCAAAGGAGAAGGAGCCAAAAAACTCCTAATTGCCTTCTGGTGCTGGCTGGAGGGCAAATATAAAAAACCGGCTGAGTTTTGGCGGAATATGCCGGACGACGCAACCGAGAAAATACTCGGTTTTACAGTCCAGCGGAATCAGATACCGGACTATAAAACCGAGGAGTTTCGGGACTGGCTTACAGCCTGGAATATTTGGGAGGCAAAAAACTTGCTACCGTTTGCCGGATCATGGACAGAACAACCAGCTCACGTTGTTGATGTGCTTACGGCGTTTGACGGTGCATATGGGAAGTTTGTCGAGGTGGAAACCCGCCGAAGAAACGCACGAAACGAAGCCAAAAACATGAAGGGGCGGCGCTGACATGGCAATAACAGCCGAAGAACTACGCATATTAGTACGCGCCGAAACCAAACAAGCACAACGCGAAATGCGGAATTTCCGCCGCTCTTCAAAAGATACAAAAACAGAATTAAGAGACCTTGCCAAAAGTCTTATCGGACCATTAAGCATAACAGCCGGAGTCGCTCTCTTTGCAAAAGGAGTGAAAGATTTTCTCCAGACCGGCGTGAAATTCAACATGCAGCTGGAGCAATTGCATGTATCGTTCAAAACCCTTTTAGGGTCCGGGACGGCGGCAACAGCCATGTTGTCCGATTTAAAAACCTTTGCGGCGACAACACCGTTACAGCTTGGCAATCTTGCCGAAGGTGCGCAGCGCCTCATTGCATTTGGCACCGCTGCCGATGACGTGATTGAAAAAATGACCAACTTAGGTAATGCGGCGATGGGTAACCAGCAAAAAATGGATCGCCTTATTGATGCATACGGCAAAGTGCAGGCCAAAGGCCGCGCATCGCTTGAAGAGCTCAACCGCTTCACTGAAGCAGGTGTTCCGCTTATGGAAGCCCTCGCAGAAAACCTTGAGATGACAAACGAAGAGTTATTCAAGTTTGTTTCAGAAGGCAAGGTGGGCTTTGAGGACGTTGACCGAGCGCTCGAGAGCCTAACCACCGGCGAGGGACAGTTTGCCGGGATGCTGGCAGAACAGAGTCAAACGTTATCCGGCATAATATCCACATTTCAAGATAATGTATCAATGCTCGCGGCAACACTTACGGAAAACTTGCTTCCGGCACTTACTAGCGTTGTTAGCACGCTCAATACTTCAATCAACCTTCAGCAAATTTACAAAAACGTATTTAGCGACGACTTCATGCAATTAAGCGGTACATCGCCAGCCGAGCGCTACCAAGAGGCGGCGCAAAAGCTTGTGTTGGTGCAAGAGGCGATCAAGGGCATCAATGAAGAACTAAAGGCGCGCGCGTCCGGAGAGTACAACTTTGGCACAATGTTCACGGCGTTTAAATTTCCCGGCCAACTTCAAAATCTCGTCGAAGAAGCCGAAGGTATGGAAACCGTTTTGTCAAGAATGATGAGCGGCATGGGGTTTGGTGGCGCCATCGCACTCGGGGGCGAAGACCCAACACAAACAGGAGAAGACGAGGGCAAAGAATACGGAACAGCCTTCATGGATGGCGTCAAAGAAGGCATGTGGGCCGAAATGACTGAATTGAAATGGGCGCTTGAAAATGACTTTTTTTTCGACCCAAAAACCATGTGGGGATCGAAGGCGGACATTAACCCGCTCGGGTTGCCTTCAGGTGAAACCGCCCCGGAACTTCCGCCGGGTTGGGAGGGGCTAATAGGCGGCGACGGAATGAAGCCGGAAGACTTTGGCGTTCCCGCGCTAACTCAATCTTATAGCGAGTTAGCGGATGTTTTGCCGTCGGTAATAGCCGGCATCTATGGCGTTGACGCGGCCATAGCCGAGACCGACAGCGACATAGTTGATGCGGCTATGAACATGGCAAAATTTAAAGAAGAGCTATGGCAAACGGTCGGCGAAGGTGCGCTACAAGCTGGATTACAATCGGCCCTATCAACTATCCG